CTCTACCGTAGAGACAAAGAGAAGGATGCAATTATATCTGCCCAGGATACCATTATAGTAGCACAGAGATACATTATAAACTCCCAGGATACTATTATCACATCACAAGCTTTTGATATTAAAAAGCTAAAAAGACAAAGAAATATCTCTTTACTACTAAATGGAATATTAACTACAGGATTAATTATCAAATAATGGAAATTGCACAGCTTATACAATGGGGATTGATTGCAGTAACGGGAGTTATTGGTTACTTTCTAAGAATGATTCATACAGATGTTAGAAATAACACTGAGAGTCTAGGAAAACTAAAAGGGAAGATTGAGTTAGTAGAACAAGAGTCTAGACTTAAATACCAAGCAATCCAAGAACAAACACAACTTGAGATCAAGAACTTGGCTAGAAGTGTAAGTGAACTATCAGACGCAGTAAAACAATTAATATTACAAAGATAATGGATACAACAGCAGTAGAAACAACAGCACCAGACTTTGGTGTATTTGGACAATTAGCAGACTATGGTCCGCTTGGTCTAGCAGTACTTGCTCTTGGATATGTTGCTTGGTTATTTATCAAGAGATATCTTGATGAAAATAAAAAGCTCAAAGAAGAGGTAGCAGAAAAGAAAACAATAAAAAGAAAAACTAGGAAATAATGTCATTTGGTCCCTTTGAAGTATTAACACAGTATGGAGTATTAGGCTTTGCTGTATTAGCACTGGGCTATCTATGCTGGATGTTTTTAAATAAACTTCTTAAAAGTGAAGAAGACTTAAAAGCAAAAGTAGAAGAGCTAGAAGGTGATTATAGAGATGAACTAGAAAAGAAACTAGAAGAAAGTACTGAAAGCTCAAAGAGTCTAAAAGAAACTGTATTGATGCTATTTGGTAAAAAATGAAAAAGAAACTTCTTATAGTTGGACTTGGATTTGTTGCTCTTGTTTGTATACAAATCTTTTCAAGTGGACATGAACATGTGGTAGTTGTAGAAGACAATGTACAACTAACAGGTGAGAATAAGAAACTTACTACAGCAAATAAGCAGTTAACAAATAGTGTAAATAAACTAGAAGCTGAAAAAGAAGACTTAATAGAAGATAAAGAGAATCTGCAAGAAATGGTTTCTGAAGTTATAGGAGATTTAGATAGCACTAGATCTGTTGTAAAAAATATTAAAAAAGAATTAGCAAATGAAAAGGATATTGTTCGCAAGCAGTCTACTGGTAAGCAGTTTGAGTTTCAGCCAATCACGCTACCCACTTCAGACGGTGATTGATGGGGACTCTGTAGTTATCCTTACAAAAGCTCAAGCAGATACCATTAATGCAATCTTTGATAGTCAGAGAGCTAAGATTGCAAAGTTTAAGCAAGAAACAAAAGTAAAAGATTCTATTATTTCATTAAGAGATACTATGTTAATCTTCTATACCTCTAGATATACAGAATATAAAACAATCATAGAGACTCAAATTATTAGAGAAGATAAGTTAGATACAATCCGGGGTTGGTTATTAGAAAGAGCAAAAGAAGGATCCTGGGTGTATTATTCATACATTAATGATGAAATAGTAGCCGTAGACTTATCAGACTATATTGTAAGAAAAGATGATTATACTGGAGATCTTTTATTCTACAAAAGAACAGAAGAATGTCCAGATGATAATAAACAAAAAGAACCGCCCCTTGGTTGGCACACTGACATTGTAAAACCAAAAAGACCTAAACTAAATATTTTTAAACTATGAAAAAGTTTTTTAGAGAACTAATCTCAGATGATAATCAAATTAATGAACAAGCATTTGTAGGAGTTATATCATTCTTTGCAATGGTATTTGTTCTATTTGTAGATGTAATTACTGGTATTATTGGTAATGAACTTATCATTAAAGAATTTATCTTTGATGGATTCATGTTACTTACCTTAGGTGCATTTGGTATTACAACTGCAGGAAGAATACTTAAGCTTAAGGAAAAAGTTAAAAAAGAAGAAGAAACTTCAGAAGAAGTAGTAGATTAACCATATAAAATAAATAAAAATGCAACTAAGTAAAAATCTAGCATTGTCAGAAGTAACTAGAAGTGAAACTGCAAAAAGAAGAGGTATCTCTAATATGCCTACACCTGAGCATATTGAGAATTTCAAAAAATTGGCTGAGAATGTGTTTCAACCAATCCGTGACCATTTTGGTGTTCCTATCCGTATTAGTTCAGGATACCGCAGCAAAGAGTTAAATACAGCTATTGGTGGTTCATTATCTTCACAGCATTGTCAAGGTGAAGCTATTGATATTGACATGGATGGCACAACAGTAACTAATGCTGAAATCTTTAACTATATTAAAGACAATCTAAACTTTGATCAACTTATCTGGGAATTTGGTACAGATACTAATCCTGATTGGGTACATGTATCTTATGATTCATCTGGTAAGCAACGTAAGCAAATCCTAAAAGCTAAAAGAGCAGCTGGTGGAAAAACTACGTATATTCCATATAAATAAGTACATATGAAGTTTAGAAATGGTTGGAATACTTATACCAAACAATGGGATAAGTTAGCTATTAAAGTAAGGTTCTCATTCATTGATATCTTATCTATTGAGATAGATGTGTCTAGAGACTTTTACCTTTTAACAATCTTAAATCTTACTATTAAGAATAGATAAAATGAAAAATTCAAAAGGACTTAAAGGAACAACAGATGCATTAGCACATTGTAAGTCAATGTATGCAAAAGGTGGATCAGCTGGTAAAAATCAAATGATCCGTTCTATGAAAAGTTATGAGATGGGAGGTACAACTCAATCAGCTGATTTAGGTGATGATCTTAAAAGAGGATGGCGAAAAGTTAAAAGAGCTGTTAGAAATACAGTTAATAGTATGAAAAATCCAAGTCATACCCCAACATTTAAGAAATCTAAATGTGGTGGCGCAGGCTGCTGGAACTAATTTTAACTAACATATAGAAATCCAGGTACTTATAGTATCTGGATTTTTTATTTAAACAATATACATTTAAACTTATTTTGTATATTTGTTGTAAACCAAATAAATTAAATATCATGGAAAACCAACAAGAAAGAGAGTTAACAGTTGAAGAAATGGCTGCTCAAAAAGAACAAATGCTTCAATTCTACACTGATTCCTTACCCTATTTAGAAGCACAACTTAAGTATGAAGAAGTACTTATGAAGATTGATGAGGTAAGATTTAGAAGAAACAATATTCAAATGCAATGGGCAATGATGGCTCAACAAGAACAAGAAGCACCTGAAGAAGGTTCTGACTTTGATATTGATAATGAAGAAGCTGTAAAACCTGAACAAGGTAAAGGTAGAAGAAAGCTTAGAACTAATTAACAATGGCTTTAGTAAATCAAGTACAGAAACGCGTAAAGATGCCAAAATGGGACATAGTTAAGTTCCAAATTTTGACGCATTGTTATGTTAATAAAATTACCATGAGTGATTCTGATCTTAATTGCTTGACTTTACTTAGTTTTAACCAACCTATTGAACTTACACATTTTTGTCAAGATGCTTCTGCAGAAGAAGATTGGATTTTTAAATCTTCACAAACTGTAAGAAATTGCATTAACAAAGCAGAAAAAAATAATTTAGTTATTAAAGATTCAGATAATAAAAAATTAATTAAACTAAATCCAGATTTAAAAGTTATCACTGAAGGTACAATTCTATTAGATTATAAATTTTTAGGAGAATGAAACCAAAAAAATCTAATCAATTATATAGACAAGTATCAGAAGAATTAAATGTTGATCCAGATTTAGTTGAATCTTTAGTTGAATTTTATTATAAAGATGTAAGAGGTTTACTAACTAATCTATCTTATCCTAGAATTAATATTGATGGATTAGGACATTTTGTTGCAAGACATGGTGTAGTTAATAAAGCAATTGATCAAATCAGTCAGAGATTAGAAAATCATGATACTTCTACATTCAAAGCTTATTATAATAAAAAATCAATGGAAGAAAAACATAAACTTCTAGTTTCATTGAAATCTAAGATTGATAAAGAATTTGAAAGAAAGATAGAGTTTTTAAAATTAAAAAACAATGAAGGCAGCACTAAAAGCAATCTGGGAGAATAGAAAAGGAATCCTAGAGGGAGTAAAGAACTCAATCATTAGAGATGAACTAGTGGAAGACATTGCAAGAATGAGATATGATATCTGTGATGAATGTGAACACATAGATAATAAAGGAAAAAAATGTGCTGTAAAAGGTACTCAACCTTGTTGTGCTGAATGTGGATGTTCCCTTCAATTTAAAACAAGATCTCTTTCTTCAGAATGTCCTCTTGGTAAATGGCAAGCAATTGCTACAGAAGAAGAGGAAGATAAACTAGATGAACTATGAGCATAGTATTTAATGCAGATGATCACAGCTACAAGAGTGTAGACCCCAATGATGAAATCAAGTGGGTTAGTGTCACTACTCTACTGTCTAGTCTTAAGAAACCTTTTGATGCTAAGAAGGTAGCTGAGAGAGTTAGTAAGAATAAGAAGTCTAAATGGTATGGCGTAGATCCTAAAACAATTATTCAGATTTGGGATAATGAAGCTAACAGAGCTACAACACTAGGTACATTTTATCATAACCAAAGAGAAACTGATTTATGCTCACTTGCATCTATTGAAAGAGAAGGTGTAACTGTTCCTATTTTTAAACCTTATGAACAACCAAATGGTTTAAAGATTGCACCTGTGCAAAAACTTGATCCAGGCGTGTACCCAGAACATATGGTCTATCTTAAGTCAGCAGGCTTATGTGGCCAATCAGATTTAGTTGAAGTAGTCAATGGTAGAGTTAATATCATTGACTACAAAACTAATAAGGAGATTAAAACAGAATCATTCAAGAACTGGGAAGGAATGTCTGAAAAGATGTTACCACCGGTAGAACATTTGGATGATTGCAACTTTAATCACTATGCTTTACAGTTAAGTATCTACATGTATATTATCTTAAAGCATAATCCTAAACTTCAACCAGGAAAGATATTTATTCACCACATTACATTTGAAACAGAAGGTGAAGACCAATATGGATATCCTATTGCTAAATTGGATGAGAATGGAGAACCAAAAGTATTAGAAGTAATACCAATGCCGGTACCTTATCTTTATGATGAAGTTATCTCTGTTATTAATTATCTCAAGGATAATCCTTACATTATTAAAAAGAAGTAGTTATGATATTTTATGAAATAAGAGAAGTCAATCCTAATTATCCAGGCCGTGATAAAATATTGGCTTATAAAGGAACTATATTATTTAGATTTAAAGGAAAGTTATTATGTTATCTTAGACCTTTAAAGAATAAAAGTAAAAGTTTTGAAGATCCTAGAAATCCAGATATCTATTTACCAACTGGATTTATTGTCTGTAGAAATGATAGTCTATTATATTATCAACATTATTTAGCTTCAGGTTTTATAGATGGGTTAAAAAATATATTAGGTATAAAATCAAAACCAAAAATTGAAAATCCATTTGCATGATTGTAAGACTATTTGATGTTCAGAATGGTAAAGTAATTCCAACAGAACATTGCTATACACTAAAGGCACTTAAAGATATCATGGATAACTATCCAGATGATTATCTTAAAATATACCTCTACTTGTTCTACATGACATGTCCCAATCCGGATATGAATCCTTTCTTTCATACCCCAGAGATAGATAAAGAACATATTATTCTAAAAGAAATAGAAGCTGAATTCTCTACAGAAGATGATGATATTCATACAGCTTTATTATTCTGTCAGAGAATGTATGAAACACCAACATCTAGAGCATATAAAGGAATGGCATCCATGTTAGATAGATTAGCTAGATATATGGAGACTACTCAGATTACTGCTGGTAGAGATGGAAATATTAATTCACTAGTAGCTGCAGCCAAAAACTTTGACCAGATTAGAGCATCATTTAAAGGAGTCTACAAAGACTTACAGGATGAGCAGTCAAGTAAAGTACGCGGAGGCCAGGGGCTTGCTTATGATAGTTAATTATGAGTGAGATTTATCAAGACATACCAACCTATAACAATGGAACATGGACAACAACAAGCTTTGAATCCAGAGAGGACTTCAGTAACTTCATATTTGGGCTTTTCAAAGAACCCGGTAGTTACGGATTCAACAGTACAACTAATCAGGTATTTGTATCTGAGTCAAGAAGATTTAGAGATACTGGAGTATATTGCACAGCCCCATTTAAATCAAAAGACTTCATATCCTATTGGGATGATCAAAAAGCAAAATGCAGGAAGGGGATAATTGTAAAAGAGGATGAAAACACATGGTTTCTTGCAAGAGAATATTACATGTGGCTTAACTTTTTACCAATCTTTGATAAGGAACAACAGAAGTTTGACTTTGCTAAGATTAGGGATGCACAGTATCACATGGCTCTTTATGAGTTATTAGCTGAGTTAAACTATAAACATTCTGCTATTTTAAAGAAACGTCAGATTGCATCATCTTATTACCATATGGGTAAGTTTATAAATCAGCAATGGTTTGAGGCCGGTGTTACACTTAAGATGGGAGCAAGTCTTAAAGATTATATCAATGAGAAAGGATCCTGGAAATTCTTACAGGAATATGCAGCATTCTTAAATGAGCATACAGCATGGTATAGACCTATGTCTCCAGACAAGGTAATGATGTGGCAACAAAAGATTGAAGTAAGAAAAGGAGATAGAAAAACAGAAGTTGGTCTCAA